CACCTGATGGGTCATGTAACTCTTGGCATCCGACTGCTCGAGGTGCAGGGTGTGGATCCATTCGTCCCATCGGATGTCGCACTCACAGGCGGAGCACGCTGCGTACAGCAGCCAGTCGGCGTCGATCAGAAGGGTCATGAGTAAGTGATGCGTCGGAAACCAGCCACGCGGCGGGGAACGGAGAACGAGTTGGTGTCTGGATCTTCGGATGGCATCCACTTGATGGCGCCTGGTGGCAGGTCCGTCTCGCAGGTCCAGAACTTGTGGTTGCAGGCAAGGCACCTGCGCTGGCGGATCTTGGATTCGCTGGTGTCATTGCGAGCCTGGATGACCTTGTTCAGGCCACGGCGGATGGGCTCACCGCAGTTGGGACATTGCATTTGTTTGAGGTTTAGGTTCCGAAGTAATGGGACATGGGCACGACAAGTCGGCCGGTGTCCTGGTCATAGAGCAATCTGTCGCAAGGTCCTGTCGAACCAGAGAACCGGTTCTTCAACACCCGTATCTGTAACTCGTTGCGTTCAGCAGCGTCGCCCTGCTGGTTCCTTTCGCAGCCGACCACCATGTCACTGAGTTGGGCTATGGCGTGGCTGCCACGTAGGTGGCCAAGGCTGGTCTGTGCCCCCTCCTCATGGCCGCGGCCTTCCGGCCGCTTGAGGTGAGACACCAGTACCAGGCCAATGCCGGTCTGCTCCACCACCTGGCGCAGCTTGGTGCATGTCACGTCGATGGCACGCCGTTCGTCCAGGTCTGTCAGTCCTGAGATGACGATCGTGAGGTGGTCGAGAACCACGACGTCGACACCTTCTGCATCAGCGAGGTACCTGATCTTGGAGATGAGGTGGTCTGGATCCATTGATCCAAAGTGGTCATAGAGAAAGCACCGACCAGTGCCAAACACACGGTCAAAGCCATCTCGGATCTGATGCTCGTCGGCCGCATTGGGGTCGAGGTGGATGGGCTTGTTCAACTCGATGCCGACGATCCCCTGCATGGTGCGCTTAGTGCTCTCCTCGAGGGCGATGTACCCGACGCGGAGACCAGCCCGGAGGAAGTGATGGGCCCACTCCCGACACACGCTTGACTTACCCACGCCTGAGCCAGCGCACAAGGTCACCATCTCGCCACGCCTGAAGCCACGGGTCATGGCATCCAGTTGTGGCCAGGGGTACGGGCAGGCTGATGAAGCACCAGGCTTGATCAGCTCGTCCCAGAGATCGTTGGCATTGACGATCCCGTCGGGCCTGGTTGGCGTGGCCTTCCAGAGCAACTCACGAAGGACGTCGCCTTCGCCTGCTACCAGCATCTCGTTGGCGTCTTTGCGTGGCAACTGGCACACAGCCACCTTGCCCAACGGCAAGACAGCGACGCATTCAGCAGCAGCCTTAACGCCCGGCTCGTCGGAGTCGAAGCACAACACGATGCGTGCAAATTGACTGAGCCATGTGGCGTTGGCAGCCAGGTACTTCTTGGCGGACTGCGCCCCGTTAGGCAGCGACACCACCGGGTACTTGTTGCCTTGCACCTGGCTGACCGACATGGCATCGATCTCCCCCTCTGTCACGGTGACAAAGAGGTTGGTCTCCTTGCCAAAGTTCTGGCGCCATAGGTGCTGACCCCACAGCTGCATGTTGGAGGTATCTCCAAGCCAGCTGAACCGTTTGTCTGCACCACGTAGGTGCTGAGCCACTACCTTGCCCGCTTGGTTGCGGTACGGCGCCACCTGGACGGGACGACCATTGTGCGTTGAGTACCCGTAGCCGAAAAGGTCGCAGGTTTCCTCGGTTATGGCCCGCTTGGGCAACGCCTTGGGCTGGATGAACTCAAGGGTTGGCGTGACTGGTGGTGGCAGCGGTTCCATGCGGGGCTCGGCTTTGTCTTTCTTTGGTTGTTCCTGGTAACCGCAGCCGAAGCAGGTCGCGTGACCGTCGTCGTAGCGGGCCAGGTTGTTCTTGGATTTGCATTCAGGACAGGCCTCATGCTTTAGGAATTTGGATGGCATTGGCCCATGTCGTCGGGATGTTTCCTTCGCACCAGAGAAAGCCATGCCTTTCGGCCCATTGCCAGTACGTGAGGGACCGGGGTGCCCGGCTCAGCTTGACGTCTGCCTTCATGAAGCAGAGCCTGATGTCCAGGGCTGGATGCTGTGCCTTGACGGCCACCATCTTGCGCCTGTCCTCTGAGTCGAACAGCCCCTTGGTCTCCACGATGACCCCGTTCGGCAACACGAAGTCCGGGGTGTAGACCGCGGAGATCGTGTACGCCAGGGCCTGCACCTCGTACCCGAAGGGCAAGCCCCGTGCCTTAAGGCTGGCTGCTACTGATGCCTCGAACTTGGATCGGTACCGACTAGAAGTCAAACCCTTCGTCTGTTCCCGTTCCCGTTGCGTCGAACGGGACGCTTGTCTGCGCCTCGCTGGCCGCCCAGCCGCCGGTCTCTTCTTGAAATCCGAAGCTGTTGGCTGATCCACCAGATTCCACCAGGTTGAGGATTTGTACCGCCTTCAAGCGCAGCGTGATGCCAGCACCTAAGGCAGGTTGGTAGAAGGGGCAAGCCTCGAACGACACGCGACCGGTGGTGCCGGACCACATGCCACGCAGAGCTTCACGATCCTTAACAGGTGCTCCGCTTGCATCAAAGATGGCAGGCACAGCAGACCATGAACGACCGTCACGGTCCATGCCCTTGGCTTTCATCTTCACGCTGATGGTGAAGCAAGGCTTGCCGTCAATGTCCTCGAACCCGTAGCTGGGTTCAATGGCTTTGAACTTTTGGTTCGGAGCCTGTGCCTTGAGGCTGGCCTTGTGTGCCTCAAACAAAGTATCAAGTTGAACTGACATCTGGTCTGCCTCGTCAGCCGGAATGATGGCGGTCACTTTGTAGTGGCCTTCGGGGCTGAATTTGGTTTCGGGTTCAATCAGTTTGGGGTATTGAAACGTCGCCTTCGGGGTGGTCAGGCGCAGCTTGTCGATGTACTGGAAGTTCATGTGACGAAGTAGTCAGCGTTGTTTACAAGTTGGGGGTCGAACCCACCGAGGCTTGGCCGCGGCGGGAGTTTGGCCTGTACGTCCGGTGGGAACTGGGCGGTCAGCTCATCAGCGATGGGCGTGAACCAGTCCCGGGAGTACATGCCAGCAAAGGTACTGCGGATTGTGGTCCGAAGTGTGGCCATCTCTGCTGGCGTCGTAGCAAAACAGTCATGGATTCCACCGAGGTTGCGAACGCCAGAGGCGAACGCCTCGATGGTGACGGCAGCCATGTGGCTGGCATCAAGGGAATGAATGACATTAGGGCTAAGCCCGTTGCCCATTCGCTTTGCATTCAGCTCAGTCGGTTGATGGTTAGTCAACAGATCCATTGGCACGGACGACAGGTGGTACAGGCGCACCCGCACACCGCTGTAGTCCCAGTACTCCTGAATCACTGGCACACCAGATGGTGATGTCCAGCGCAGGGCCAGGCCGAGCTTGCCGGCTGTCTTACCTACCTTGCGGAACCAAGTCATCGCTGCCTTGGCTGGTGCAATGAGGGCCGACGTTTCCCGGTACAGGATGGTTGCCATGTAGTGGTGGCTGGACATGGCACCTTTGGTAAAGCACCAACTGTCACGACCCACCACTTCCTGTGCCCGATCAATGGCCCAGCCGTGGCAGAAGTTGACGACGGCCTCCCTCGTTGCCGAGTAAGGGATCGTCATGACCACAGGCTTGGCCAGCGTGCGATCAGGTGACAGCTGTAGCCACCGGGCTGCATGTTCATTGCCATCTGCTGCATCAGCCCGCACCTGGGCTAACACCCGCTCGAGCACCACGGAATAGATGTCCCGAGGGGTCTCGCTTGGGGTCAGGTTGACCAGTGCTGCCATTTCCTCGGACCTAAGGAGGGCCGAGTAATGCTGGATCCCCGAGCACGTGCAGTCCAGGACGACAGGGTGGTGGCACACCCAGCCGTACCCGTGATGGCTGAACTGTTGGTACGTGCGGCAGAACGCAAGGAACTGCCACGGATCCTTGGCCCCAGCCCAGAACTCTTGGTTGCACCAAGGCTCCCGGCCAGTGGCCTCGATCTCCGGCTGGTGCTCATGCACCCAAGCAATGCGACCAGCCCACGTCAGCTTGTTGTGGCCGTACGTGTTGGCCCCATGGATGCGGAGCCAGTCAGCCTCAGCCTCGGTGTTGATCGGTGTGCCAGCAGCGAACTGCAGCAACGACCGACCCACGTCGTTGGCTTGAGGGTTGAGGAATGGTGGTCGGTAATAGAACCTGCCCCTGAAGTCGCACTGCACCGGGAAGTACAGCACTGGTTCATTGACCAGCCGACGTGCCACCCACAGTTGCTTGGCTGTGGCGAAACGTCTGCCAGCATCACGGTCATTGCGGTCGTGTAACCGCCGGGCTGTGATGCGCCACGCTGTCACGTCGTCGTGGTCATCAGGCAGGTGCTTGGGGTACGGCGGGATGGCGTGCCCACTGCGTGGCAACAGGCCACCAATAGACAGGCTCTTGTCCCAGGCATGGTTGACCTGGTCCAGCATCCAGCTATTGATGCGCCACCCCACCCCTTGCTGGTGGTTGGCGGCCACCAGGTACGCATCGAACTCAGACGAGCTGGCTGCGATGGGTTCGTTGTTCTCCTTGAACAACGTGTTGCCCGGGAGATCTTCGGTCCAGTAGCCACCCGTCATGGGATCTGACCAATCCCTGGGTGGAATGACAGTCGGCAAAGCAAAGGGGCACAGCAGGCGTTGCTGCTCCTCTGCATTGCGTACCCAGTCAAGGGCTGCTTGGGTGCCACGCACACGCTTGATCGCACGCATGGCACCACGCTCCGCATAGATCTCGATCAGTCCGGTGTGTTGCTCGACTAGGTGGACAAGGAACACACCGACACTGAGCTTCTCTTGCGGGGTCCAAACCTCTGTGTTGCGCATGCGCATGGCATCCGCACGCTTCTGCTTGAACCGACGACGCACCCGTTGATGTGCCTTCAACTCAAACTCAGAGGCCCGGGCAAGCATGGTCTCCAGCCAGAGCCGTTCAGCCAGGGCGTAGGCCAGGGCTTGGAACTTGGGGGACTGGGTCAGCTGGTCGATGATGACTCGCATGGCAACAGCTGCCACCTTGTGGGGTGCAAGCTGCAGCAACGGGCCCATGTGTGCGTAGCCACGACCAGCCCGGCCATCACGCATCGCATGCCTGTGCTTCCGCAGGTCTTGGATGATCTGGTCCACACCCATGGCAGCAAGCACGTCGCCATGGGTGGAGAGGGATTCCATGCCCTGCTCACGGCGCTTGTTCATCCGGGATCCGAATGCGTCGGCGCCGATCTGCAACATCTCACGCTCGA